CCATTTTTTGCTACAAAAGTTTTATTAGCCATTGTTCATATCCTCTAAACTACTGTTGTTAGGCGAGTGACCTTTATTGTTTGTTGATTGGAGTTTGTAGTTACTAACAATCTACAATTACCACTATTAATATCTGCATCAAGTAATGGATCTGGAGCTGTACCAGAACCAACTGTAATGTCTCCAAATTGTGTCAAAGAAGCCGCCGTTCCACTATGTACTACCAAGGCCTCTGTTGTTGCATAAGTTGTATCGTCTGCATCACTCACCATAATAATATATTTTGCTGCTCTAAAAGTACCAGTTGCAAATTGGTCAACTACTGTTTGACCTGCTGTTGCTACTGTAACAGTAGTTGAAACTACTGTCATAATTGAATTTACTGTTACAGAAGTAATTCCACTTGCAGAACCAGTTAGGTTACTTGCATTTTGGTAAAAAGAACCTTCTTGGCCATCAAGTAATTCTGCGTCTACATTATTTAGTTCGTTGTCAACGTAGGCCTTGACAGATTGCTGTGTGGGAACTTTTGTGTTTGAATTAGATGCCATATTGTCTTCATCAACTATGGCAGTTCCACTTACACCAGTATTCAATACTGGACTTGTCATCGTTTTATTTGTAAGTGTCTGAGAATCAGTTGTACCGACTACATCACCAGATGGAGCAGATTTTCCTGAAAATGCTTGAAGATTTGAACTGACTGTTACATCGGTTTGATCATTAGTGCTATCGTCAGTTGCAATAAGATGTGTTCCATCAAAGTTAAGTGATGCTCGTTCATTCAGATTACTTCCAGCATTTTGCATTTGATGTTTTGCACCACCACCGCCACCTGCTTGTACAGTCTGAAAAGTTCCATCACCTCTAAGAAACTTTGTATTTATGCCAGTTTGTGAACTAAAATCTAAAAGATTCAGTTCTGCAGCAGTTGCCGTAATTGCAGTTCCACCAATAGAATATGAAGCAGCATTTACGTTTCTGAGATCACCAATATCTTTGTTGTCATCTACGATTACTGCTTTACCTGCAGCAACTGTGCCTGGTGTGACATCTTTTAATGGGAGTAATTTTGATTTGTCCAGTGTTGCAGCATTTCCTGCAGCAATTTCTTCGTCTGTACCAACTGCAAGTTTTGGTAATTGTACTTCACCTGCAGATGTTCTTTTAATGGTGACATCACCTAAATGAAGTGAAGTTCCACTAAGATGAAGGTCTTTCCAAGCTCTTGTTGATGAACCTAAATCAAAAGTATTGTTTGATGTTGGGAGTAAATCTGCAGTAATTTTATTAGGATCTAAACCACCACCAGAATTTAATGCACTTGATTTTACATTTCCAATTTCGGCACTAAGATTGTTGAATCTTTTATCAATAGTTTCAAGTTCTTTGGTTACATCGGCATCATCACCTTTTTCTCCTTGTGGTCCTTCTGGGCCGACTTCTCCTTGAATACCCTGTTCACCTTGCTGTCCCTGTTCTCCTTGTAATCCTTGTAGTCCAGTATCACCTTTTTCACCTTGCTCACCTTGTAAACCTTGCTCTCCCTGTTCTCCTTGAGGACCAACTTCACCTTGGATACCCTGTTCACCTTTTGGGCCAAGTGGACCCAACATGCCCATTAATCCTTGGTCACCCTTATTTCCCTTGTCGCCTTTCTCACCTTGGATACCTTGTTCACCTTCTAATCCTTGTTCTCCCTTAAAACCTCGTTCACCTCTTTCTCCTTGGGGCCCTTGTTCTCCATCTACACCATCATGACCATCTAAGCCAGGTTTACCTTGAATACCCTGTTCTCCTTGATCTCCTTTGTCGCCTTTCTCACCTTGGATACCCTGAATACCTTGGAGTCCTTGCTCACCCAATAAACCTTTTTCACCCTGAGCACCCTCTGGACCTTCTTCACCCTGTGGACCTAAAAATCCTCTTGGACCTTGTGGCCCTTGAAGTCCTTGTTCACCTTGAGGGCCCTGTTCTCCTTCAACTACTTCTGTAGTTTGAGGTGGAGAATTTTCAAGTTCCTCCCTAAGTTTTTTTATTTCTTTTTTAGTGTATTGTAAACTCGTTGCAAGAACTTTTGCAGAGTCTATATCCACATTAGTTTGTTCTAAACTCATCCGTTTCTTCTTCTAAAACAGTTTTGAAAATATCATTAATATTCATTTTCAATTCTTCATCTTTTTCTTTATCGACAATCTTTTCTTCTACAATTTTTTCTACTTCTTCTGAAAGATTTTCTCCGTTTTTAGGAGTAAAGGATTGCATATCATCTTCTGGTTCATCTGGTTCCATGGCTTTTTCTGCTTCAATTTCCTTGTCGATTTCGTCAATCTCTTCCTGAGTTTGTTTTAAGACTCTCTTTCTGATATACTCTTTAGAGTAGAAAGTTCCAACAACTTCATCAGCATAATTCATACTCTGTAATAGATTAAGTCTTTCTTGTAACATCTCAGCTTCTTTCAGTTCAGCAAACTGTGAATCTGTCTGCCACTCATAATGAATACGAGACTCAATACTTCTCCAATCGTTGAGAGTGAGAATACCTTTGAGGATAAGTTGTTTCTCAAGACAAGTATTGAATAGATGATTGAACCGATTCCTGAGTCTTTCAACAAATCGTGTAAATTTTACTTCATCTCTGGAAATCTCTTGTGCTCGACCTAATACGAAACCTGACTCTTGATCTAAACGTGAGGCCGGAACATTGAGTGCTTTGTAAAGTTTCTTTTGAAAGTAGATTACATCTTCTAACTCACCAAGATTTTCACCACCTGGCAATGTAGAAATTTCTGTACCTCTTCCACCTTCTCTTCTTGGTAACCAGTAATCTTCCAACATACTCATGTGTTTTCGATCATCTCTGAGTTCACCAGTAGATGCATCATAAACCATCTTATTTTTGTATCGGGTCATAATGTCACGAAGATATTGTTCGGCTTTAATCTTTGGTAGGTTTCCAACATCAATATAAAAGATTCTTCTCTCTGGCGCTCTTGATATACGATATATGACTACAGCATCTTCAATCATTCTTAATTGGTTGAGTGGTTTGATTGCTTTATGCAGATAACTGAGAACCATTTTTCGATCCTCACTCAAAAGTCCAGAATGACAATATGCTACTGAGTCTACCGCCACTCTGACAATTTCACCACCCTTAGTTCCCGACATTCCATTTTCATTGTATGCAAAATACTCTTCAGTTCTTGGCATTATGGTAGGTTGAGATGGATCTTTTGGGGGGAGAATTTGTCTGACCTTTTTGATTTTCATTGAATCAATAGGTCTTAATTCAAGAATACCTTTTTTTGGATTGTTTTGGTCAATTATGATGTGATAGTATAATCTTCCATCGACATACCATTTTCTAAATGTATCATATCCTGTGTCATTAAACCGCAGTAAATCAATAATGTCGTGAAAATTTTCTACTATCTTTTGTTTTATATCGGGGGAAAGATTTATGTTTTCTAAATTGATACCAACTGCATTTTCCTCTCTGTCTGCAACGACAGCCTCATTAACTATGTCATCTATTGCTAATTCTGCTTCTGGATAGAGAGACATTTGACGATACCGATTGATGAGATCAACCTCATTCTTTGCGGCACCTTCCATGTCAAGGTAGGTAGCGTATGCGGCACCAGGCGTCCCTGCTATATCAAGGGAACCATCATCTTGTACTGGAAGAGTGAAAGAAACTTTTTCTTGTTGTTCTTTTTCTTTTTGAGTTCTTCCAATTGTAAAACCAAATAATTCAATAGCCATGCATTTACTCCTAGAGGTTAGGGGCTAGAGTAGCCCCCATGCCCCTAGTTATTGGAAACTGTTCTATGATATATTTATATTTACTTAATTTGTCCGTGGACCATGACTCCAATAGTCATAAGCAAATTCAACTGTATATTCTTCAATAGTATCATTACTACCCCAATCTAATGCAATTTCACCTAATGATACTGGAAAAATATTCTCAAATGTCCATACTCCATCACCAATAGTCGTATTCTGTCCCTCTTTACCATAGTGAATTACAGACATACTTGCTAAAAGATCATTTGGATCTACTGTTTGAGTGTTAGATTGATGACCATTCATCCTGGCCATCCATGTTTCTAAACCATTTCTTACATCAAATCCCTCATCATTAATTACTGTAACTGAAAGATTATCAAAAGTTCTGTTGCCAGGAACTTTAACCTGACGGCCGAAATACGGAACTTCAACTGCTGCAATAGTAGATGCAGGAATTGATGCTATTTTACAAACGAAAGACCAACCACCCTCTGAAGAACCTACTGGAATAGGAACACCTGCTGGTACATTGGTTAATGTTGTTTGGAATAAGTTAGGTCTTGCTCCACCTCTGGCAATACCTTTACTTCTGAATTGTGATACGCTAAAAGCCATTATTCTCCTTTATACCCTTCACGGGCCGAAAGCTAAATTGAAGATGATGGGGAAGTCTTTTTTACAAGTTCGTCCTTCGACTGCTTCCGTCTTCCCCCATCTATAAGTCAGTTATATTTATCCTATAACTTCAGAAAATTCAACTCCACTTCTTACAGCAACAAAATTTAACTGAATGAAGTTGATTGCTCGATTTGGTTTAACAAAAATATCACCAACAAATTCATTTCTATCAATGACATCAGAAGTATTGTTACTGTCATCACATACTACGATGAAGTCACTAATACCATCTCTACCTTGTACGTTTCTCAAAAATGGTTCAACTGCACCAACAAATTGTGCTCTTGTGAAAGTATCATTGAATTCAAATAAGGATGCTCTTGCAAATCTTGAAATTGCTTTCTCAAGAATGATGAACAACCTTCTAATGTTGATTCTGTCAAATGCACTTGGTTTGGCCAGAAGTGTTTTGTCTCCAAAGAGAATTGTACCTTCTCCCATGAAGTTTACAACTGGATTGATACCTTCTTTGTAAAGTGAATCTCTCTGAGATTGTCTTGGGTTAAAAGGAAGTTTTACTACATTCCTTATTGCACCTCTTGTGAATCCTGCAGGAGAGAACCAAGCATCTCTACTTGCTTCTGCAGCCGCACAAAGACCAGCAATATCACCATTCAATGGTATGTAACGAAATACATCATTGTATCGGTCATATTGATATTTGTATCCACTATCAAGAACTGCATAAGATGAAGTTCCAAGTGTATTCCTAAAGTCGATAATTGCATCTACTTCACTTCCCTCATTGTTGACTACATCAGCTTGTTCTGGGGATATGAAGGCTACACAATCTTTTCTCTGTTCTGCAATTGCTATCAACTCAAGTGCAACTGTAGCAGAAGCTTCACCTGCCATCAGAAGACCAATTTCTGTTTCTTCTGTATTCCTGAATTTTTGGTATCCAGTAATTTTGTCAGAATCTGCAACGTTTGTACCATCTACTCCGCCAGTAAGACTTGATGTTGAAATCATAGAACCACCAGTTGTACCAGAGGAAAACTCTACACCTGCAGCAGCTACAGAACCCCATGCTGAAGTATAATTTACAGTTCCACTAGCATATACATCACCCATTGCATTATGGTCAGCCCAATACAGATACTTAGACCTACGATTGACGGCATCTACATAGTATGCTTTTGTTCCATCTTCAAATTTTGCACCTTTTGCAACTGAAAGACCAGTAAAAAGTTCTACACCTTCATTAAGATTTCCTGTCCACTCTCCGTCTTCATCAATTACTGCAATGTGAATCTCATCGAAAAGAGCACCCTTATCAGCTGCAAACTGAGTTGTTACTGGTTCCTTATCAAATAAACCTGCATATTCCCATGTTCTGGAATGAGTCTGTGCTGTTGCAGTATTTGTAAAAGCAAGATTGACTGTCAGCGAAGTATTACTTGCAATACTTGCAACTTTTCTTTCTTCTCCATTAATTTTTATAATGTCACCTACTTTGTATTGTAAGTCAAAAGTTGTCCCTGCAGCATTTCTAGCAGCGGTTTGAGTTGCTGTTACTGTAGTACTGTTTGCAGTTACCGCAACTGTTCCCAACATATTTCTGGTAGGTTCTGAAAATGGGGATCTCTTAAACCGAACTGCAGTAGCACCAGATATTGCACCTGTTACTGGATCTCTACTAACTACAGCAGCAGTGTTAGATGTAACTGATTCGATTACAAAAGTATTTCCATTATTTGTTTGAATTACATCACCAGGCCTGAGTTCTGATCCAAAAAGTGTATTTGTTCCTGTTAGTGCACCACTTGATACATGAACTGCAATTCCTGTTCCTGTGAGTGCAATGTCAGAGTTGGATGCAACTACTGTGTTTCCAGATGCAAGGTTTGCTCTTGTTGGACCACATATTGAAACCTTGAGACTGTTTCCAAGATCACCTGCAAATTTGGCCATGAAATCTCCATGACCAGCAGCAACACCAGAACCACCTTCATCGTAAGTATTGTAATATACTGAACTATTTGCTACAAGAACTTCTGTACCACCTGCAGATGCATTTCTAGCAGCAGAAGTAGCACATCTTACCAAATGTAATCTGTTTGAATATTGTAAGAAGTTAGCAGCAGTGAAGAATGATACAAATGTATTTGCATCGGGTTTTTGAAATCTTTGTGTGAGTAAATCTTCTGAATCTACTAGAGTTACTTCATTGATTGGACCCCAACGGAAAGCTCCTGAAAACCCTGCATCAACTGAAGAGACACCAGGCACAACAGTAGTTAAATCAATCTCAGAAGTATTAACGCCAGGACTTATTTGAAAAGCCATTTCATCTCTCCTTTAAAAGTGTTCTTTGTAAAAATATTACTATGATTATTTATAAAAACAAAAGACTTAATGATATAAATAATTATTGAGATATAAATGTTTGTTGAGGATTAACATGAATGCAATTGATAGATTTTTAGGCAAAATTACCAAACAAGATAAAGAAGATGGATGTTGGCAATGGACGGCCTCAAGAACACAACAAGGATATGGTATGTTTTCTTTCCAAGGAAAATCCATACCAGCTCACCGATTTGCATACGAACATTATAAGGGTGACATACCAGACAACAATATAGTGCATCAAGTATGTCAGAACAATTGTTGTGTGAATCCTGACCACCTTATAGTATGTACTAAAAGTGAATCAAGACTCAAATATAATTCTACAAGGATTCACCCAGATGCTAAAAAATTGATAAAGGATATAAAAGAAAGAGGACCAGAAGATATGAACGATTTTGGATTCAGTAGTGAGACTTAAAAATAACTTCTTTGATGATCTGGATCTGCAACTTCCCATACCTGACCAGTTCCATCAGTAAAAGATTCTTCTTCTTGTCCACTGTCAATTATACCAAATGGTAACATATCTTGTTCTAATGCTTCCATCTGGTCTTTATACATTTGTTTTCGTATGTCAAGGTCTGTCATATCCTTGAAATATTGTTGTTGAACCAACCAAGAAAATATCACCAGAGTCATGGCAAGGTCATCGTGTGACCCTTCCTCAGCTTCGTATGAATTATGTTTTGATGAAAACGTAGTCAACTCTGCAATAGTCTCAAAATCTGGAACAATTAATTTATCACTTTCAATCATCTCTTTCAGAGCTGCACAACCAATCCTTTTGAGTTGTTTACTGGTTCGTATACCAAGTTGGTTATTCTTACCAAATCCACCTCCGACTTTTTGACCCGCTCTACCATGCATTGAACACATAAGGATATTCTCATATTCAAGGTCAAAGTGTAGAGTTTCTGCCACTTGTTGTCCTACATCATTAATCTCAACCATAGTCCATGCCGTATTATATTGCATACCAATCTGATAAATGATATTCGGATATAACATCGGAGAAATTGTATTATCTCTGTATTTTGCCACTTGTTTGTATGGTATCTCTGTAATATCAAAAACACTCAATGCAGAATAATCCTGTTCCTTACCTTGGGCACTATCTGCAACAATACAGTATGTCCTGTCTTTTTTTGGTTGTTCGTATATGTCCATTCCACCCTTAGATCCTACTGGTCTTTGAAATGCCATAGTCCTGAGTTTAGATGGATTGATAAGTGTAAGAGTAGATCCGATAAACTCACATTCAAATTCCTGAGTAAACTGAACCTCGCTTGTATTCTTAATTGTCTCTTGTTTCCACTTTTCATCACGGCCAGGAACTTCTGACCAATGGACATCAATCGGTGTGTAGTTACTTCTTCCCTCTTCTGCATCAATCCACATTTTATAGAACATATTAAGTCCTAATGGAGTTGATACGATGAAAACCTTTGTAGTCTCACCAGAAGAAATTGTAGGGTATACAGAAGTAAAGAATTGGTCTGCTATGTTGTTTGGAACGTGAGCAAACTCATCAAGAAAAATTATATTGAAAGAACTACCTCTGACTGCAGATGATGAAGTAGCAGCTGCAAGAATCTTAGAACCATTCTCTAATTCGATGTTTCCTTTGTTCCATATTACCACCCCTTGCTGCATCCATTTTGGTAGGTTTTCATATGCCAATTGAAGTCTGGAAAGAAGTTCTCTGGCTGTAGAAAGTTTGTTGGCTAGAATTGCACAGTTTACATCTTGGTTGAACAGTATGTAATGTAGAAGAAATGAGATAATTGTGGTAGATTTTCCTGTTTGTCTGGGCATTTTACAGATCACAAAACGATCATCCATGAAAGTTTGTATCATTTTCTTCTGATACCCATACATATCAAAAGGTACAAGCCCTCTATCTACATGCACAATTTTGATGTAGTTTTCGATAAAATGTTGTGGATCTTCCCAACATCTTTGATATTCTTGTAGAGTTTCTTCTGTCCACTCTACCTGAACACCTGCTGCTTTAAGTAAAGGATTACCTAGATAAAGTTCAGCCATCTTTCTTCGCCTTCAACATCTTTTGGAGTTCTGCAGTAGAACCAACAAAAAGATTATTGTTGACACTCGTTGGCCCACCCTTTTCAACTTTTATGTCTTTTTTTGTTTTGTGGAGATTGAGAAGTTCTTTGTTGGTTGTGGTCAACTGTCCTATGGTTTGTTGTACCACCTCAAAAGCTCTTGGATGTTCTGACTGTTTAGCAATCTCAAGGAGTTCGTCAAGACCATCTGTACCCCTTTCGATCAAATTATATAAATTTTCTCTGGCGTACTGAAAATCGGTTTCACTATCATCATCTGTGATAGCAGGGACCACACGTTCTGCTTTTACTATTTCTTTCTTTGGTTTTTCTACAATCCCAAAGACTTCATCCAAATGGTTGTCAATATTATCCATATCATACATCTGTGCCTGTTGTTACATCATAATTCTTACTTGGTTCAAAAAATTCAAAGGTTTCACTAAATCCATAATCATCACTTGCAACTGCTGTAGTTGGAGATGGTGTAACTGTATATCTGGATTTGACAGTAGACTCAGCAGCACCTTCACTACTGTCTTCAGATGCAATTCTTTCGTAGTTTCCTGTTTCTAGTAATATGTAGTCAGTAGTATCTGAATCAGAAGTTTCCAATAATACAAAATTTACCTCAAATCCAGTTTGATCATTGCCAGGTATACGAAAGTTGACTTCAATCTGTTTGATGACCGAACTTGTTTTAATATCTGGATAAATCATTCCCTTCAGTAAAAAACTGAGAGTCCAAATGATTGTCCTTCTTGTTGCAAGTTCTCCCTCATATTCATCACTTTGACTTGCAGATTCAAGAACAATCGGAATATCTGTCTTGATTCCCATATCTGGAATCGTATTAACTGTGACTGTAAATTGTGGTGTAAAATATGGAAGAATCTGTTCTAATATCTGAGTACCATCTTCTGCATTATTGACTAAGATAAAAAGGTCAAAAGTAAAATTGTATGGCACAGGATTGTATTGAGACATCAGTGAGGATGTAGTAGATGTATTTGCTGCTACATTTCTCCCTAATGTATTCAGTTTTCTTGCAGGATCATAAGATAATCCAGTAAGAGAAAACCCCATCCTTGGTACTCTTGTGGCTACAACTCTTCTATCGGTAGTGCTCTCTTGAGTTGCAAGAATCCATTTTTGTTTTGGGCCATATCCAAGAGGAACTTTGATTCTTTCGACCACAGCTCCACCAGAATTTTTTCTCTCTACGTTGAGATCATTAAATAGTGTTCCAAATGCTGCCACGTATTTTCGTATCGTTTGATGATAAAAGGTAGATCCTAACATTAGTAATTAGTCCCTTCACTAAATGGATTACCCTCTGAAAAATCAAGGATTGTATCAGCATCTGTTTCAATTTGTTTGTTACTTGTTGCAGTGTCAGTTATACCAGATTCAATTTGTGCAAGAGTTTCTACTGCTTCATCTGTTGTCTGTTTGGTTTCATAAGTTCCTGTGGCCAAACTCGTTGCACCAGTAAGAATTTCTCCTACTGTAAATACTCCTGTCATATTGATAAGGTATAAGTATCTTGTTGTAGCATCCCACTTTGCAACTTCTCCTGTTTTTGCAGATGTTCCACCTGTGACAGTTTCACCAACTTGGAAAGTACCTGGCGCTGGACTGGCTGCCAACTCAAAAGTACGAACAAAAGATTGTTGAACCTCAATATCATCAATGGTTTCAATGCCCGTATCAATTTTCTCATCTCCGTATGCAAAAAGTTCACATACAAGGTCAAATGTTTGAAGAGCACCAGTTTGATAAAATGTATTTGTACTCTGGACATCTAATATTTGAAAAAGTCCATCTGTCAAAGGAAAATAAATCAAGTCGCCAGATTGTGGTTCTTTGTCTCTACCCTCACCTTCAAAATTTAATTCTTCAAATCTTCTTCTGGATACTGTGAGTGTAATTTGATCTCTTACCTCAAGACCAAAATTAGATACGAAAGTACCTTCACCTTCAAAGCCGTCTACGTTCTTGATATACATTTCAACAACTCTTTGATCTTTAAATTGAGATATACGATCTTCACCATATAACTTATCTTCATTTACAAGAGTTCTTGGCATGTAATGTAAATCAATGCCATAGACTTTGATGGACTCAATTATAATACTTTCAATGAGTCTTTGGTCTGGTGTGTTTGTTCCGTAATGGTTGAAGTAATGATTGGTTGCCATGTTATCCAATCATAAAATCGTCTGGAAGCTGATACTTCAGTTGAACCTCTTCTTCTATTCTTTCTATTTCTTGTGTTGCATCATCGTAAAGTTGTCTTCCATTGAGTGTTACTCCACCTGGCAGTTGAAGTCCTTCAAACTTGATTAGATTTTGCCCCCATTGTTTTTTGAAAAGAGATGTAACGTATTTCTTGAGAAACATATCCCCATAAACATCTGAAAAAGAAGATGGATCTGTTATTGTATAACACTCAGCAACTATAAAGTCATCAATCTTAACATCATCCCCCCACCGAACATCCAAATATAATCTATCTGTATGTCGATTAAACCTAAATCTCGGCATTGTATTAAAAAGGTTATTGATAGTAGTGAGTTGTTGTTGTGTAAAAACGTAGTTACTCATTTGAGCACCAGTTCCCATCCTATAAAGATCATTTAATGCATACTGATAGTTCACTGAAAACATATTCGTATTTCCTTCTGTCTCTCTGTAAAAAGGAATTACACCTTTTACTCCGATAATGTTTTCAGTAATTGAAATATATTCATTATCAAAGTCACCTAATGAATTTGCATTAGAAGCTGCAGTTGTGGCTGATGCACCACTTGTTGCGCCAGTTACAGTTTCACCATTACCAAATGTGGTAGTAGTATTTGCATAAAATGTGTTCCCATCTCCGCCCGATTTTACTTCTGGATTTTTGTATCGAATTGTAGTATTGGCACTAATGTAATCATGGACTGTTGCTCTTACACCAGTTGTTCCACCAGTGATCGTTTCTCCTGCAGTAAATACAACATTTGCAGTTAGTTTGAGAGTAGAACCTGTGATTTGATGTTTGAGAAAAGTTGGTTCAGTTGCATCAAAATGATATTCTTGAAAGTACTCAAGAGCATCATCAATACGATCTTCCATCTGATCGTCATCAAGATTCAACTCTACTACTGGATGACCGAGTTGTCTTTTTGCGTAATCTTTAAGTGTTGCTCGAGAAGTTGGTTGTGTCATTTCGTCCTCAATAAGTTGCTGATGCAGATACTGTTATTACACCTTCAGCCAATCTTTCTATTGTACTTCCATCCGATTGTGTGTATTCTATATCGTAGACATATTGGCCAGGAGAGATTGAAGCCGTCTGAGTTGCAGTCAGAGAAATAGTGACATTTGACCCTGAATCTGCACAAGTTAATGTGACTACGTTATTTGATGTGTAATGTGATGGTCTGAGTTTTCCAGCACAAGTTCCAGAAGAAATAGCAACATTTCCTCCAGCCGTATTCTTGGCCGTAATCACTTTCTCAAAGGTTGTACCTTGATCTATGACCAGATTAACAGTTTGTTTGTTGAGAGTAAGTGCCATGAAATCTCCTTAGAATTATAAACCTTTCCATATATTTAGTAATGGAAGGAGTTAGGAGATTAAGATGGTTCAGTCGGCCAACCATCACCGATATTGACAGCGATGAGATCAGTAACATTTGTAGTAGCAGATACTGCAGTTTCGTGTGCTGTGGCCTTGGTTCTTACTCCATCTCTATATGTTTGTACTGCAGAAGGAATTGCTGTTCCATCGTCTGCTTTACGAACAACATACCAATCATAAGGTTGCAGTTTTGAACCTTGAATATCTTTTACTTCTTGAACTTTACTCCATTGTAAACCTCTTGAATGGAGAGAAAGGTCACCAGATATGGTAGTTGAAACTGCTGGAGAAAGAGCACCTGTCCCATCGGGTTTGATACCTCTTACAGTATTTCCATTTGCCCAAGTTCCCTTTGTTACCTCTACATGCAGTTTTCCTGCTTCTTTAGAGATGATGTTCCCTGTTTTACCTGCAGAACTATGATTTGCACTACTTGCAATCTTATCACCATCAGAAAATCCATCAGAAGAAGCAACTGGAATCGTGTAAACATCCTTCAAAGGTTTTTCAGTATTGGTATATGTTCCTGTGACTCCTGTTACAGTATCACCATCTTTAGTTACTGCATATGCTGGGGCAGAAACATTATGATATTTTGAATCACTTGGTTGATTGGTCATTGTGACAGACCAAATCTTTAGAGCTTTTAGTTCCGTA